TAAAGATATCAAGCTATATGGTAGCTGAGAAGGTAACTCATACTTTCAAAAACGATGAACACTTGATGGCTTTAAAGCTTAGAGGAGGGTTGTTTAATGTATGATTTTGTGGAAGCGGTAAAGCTGGCAGCACTTGAAGCCGTGGAATCTAAGGACCCTATGCGATTTTGCTTTGGGAGGGTAAGTAAAGTAGATCCGCTTGAGATATGGATAGATCAGAAACTTACAGTACCTGATAGCGCTCTTATTCTTACAGGAATGGTGAGCAAATATTCGGTAGAAGTCGAAGGGCAGGGTAAGATTACTCTGGATAACAGCTTAAAAGTTGGGGAGCAGGTCATTCTTATCAGAGTTGACGGTGGCCAAAAATACATAGTATTGGATAGAGCGAGGTGAGAATATGCTACCTGTAATTGCTAAAGATATTCTGAATATAGAAAGTAGAGCGGAGCCAAGTAATACATTTCATATAGATTTTGACAGAGGCAGAATAACAGGCTTTGTAGATGAAAAAGAGGCATTGAAGCAAGCTATACTGCTTATTCTGAATACGGAAAGATATAAGTTTTTAATTTACTCATGGAATTATGGTATTGAGCTTGTAGATATTATAGGTGCGCATCCGGATATAGTTGAAGATGAAGCAGAAAGGCTTATAGAAGAGGCTCTTTTATGTGATGACAGAATACTTGCCGTTTATGATTTTGATTTTAGCAGAATTAGAAACTCTATGATAATAGCATTTAAAGTTGACAGCATATATGGGGGTATTGATATAGAAACGGAGGTAAAGCTATAGTGTTTGAAGAGAATACGTATGAAAACATAGTAAACAGAGTCCTTGCAAGGGTTGATGACAGTCTCGATAAAAGAGAAGGCTCTGTAATCTTTTCTGCAGTTGCTCCTGTATGTGCGGAACTGGCACAAGCCTATATCGCACTGGGGTATCTTATAGACTGCACCTTTGCCGATACCGCACCGAGGGAATTCCTGATAAGAAGAGCTCTTGAAAGAGGTATTATACCGACAAAAGCTACATATGCGAAAGCCGTTGCGCTTTTCAATATAGATGTTGATATCGGTAAGAGATTTTCAAGTTTAAAATTTAACTGGACAGTGTCTGAAAAGATAAGTACAGGTAAATTTTATATTACTTGTGAGACTGCAGGTAGCTTACCGAATGCCGAAAGAGGAAATCTCATACCTATTGAATACATAAATGGTCTTGAGACGGCAAGCATAGAGAGTATAGAAGTGTACGGTGAGGATGAGGAGGATACTGAAGAATTTAGAAAGAGATACTTCTCATCATTTGAAAGCCAAGCATTTGGAGGCAATAAAAGAGATTATTATCAAAAGATTACAGCTATTGACGGAGTAGGCGGATGTAAGATATTTAGAGCCACGGACTCTAAAGGCCTGAAAGCTCCCGGACATGTGCTTGCTATAATAACAAATTCGGAGTATGGTCCTGCGAGTCAAACTTTAGTATCAAATGTGCAAAGAACCATAGACCCGAACGGCGATCAGATGGGTGACGGGCTGGCTCCGATAGGTCATATATGCCATATAGAGTCTGTAAAAGCGAAGAGCATAAATATAGATACTAATATAGTTTACGATGCAGGATATAGTTTTAATGCTTTGCAATCTCAGATAAATAAGGCTATAGACGGATATCTATACGAGCTTAATAAGTCATGGGATACGGTAGAAAATATAGTTGTTAGAATATCAAATATTGAGAGTAGAATACTGGCTATAAACGGGATTAAAGATATCGCAGATACTAAGCTAAACGGAAGTCCGTCAAATGTAATACTTGATAAGGATACTATAGCTGTAAGAGGTACATTCAATGGATAGGAATCTGGTTAATTATTTGCCTGATATCTTAAGAAATATACTTGAGTTTAGACAGATTATGGGTGCTGAACAACCGGAACTTGAGGTCTTTTGGAATAAAGGAAATAAGGTTGTAGATAACAGTTTTGTATTAAGTGAAGATGAGGATGCCGCAAGCAGATGGGAAAAGATATTGAATATCTCACATAAAGATACAGATGAGCTTGATGTTAGAAATCTAAGAATACTTGCAGTTATGCAGGGAAGATTGCCGTATACTTATCGAACTTTATATAAAAGCTTGCTGGCAATGGTTAACTCTGAAAGAGACTT